GCGCAAGGAAGGTAAAGACCCTTCAGGGGGTCTAAACGCAAAAGGTGTTGCTAGCTATCGGAGACAGAATCCCGGTAGTAAACTGAAGACCGCTGTCACTACAAAGCCTAGTAAGTTGAAGAAAGGTTCAAAGGCTGCAAACCGCCGCAAGTCGTTCTGTGCGCGTATGTCAGGCATGAAGAAGCGTCTGACAAGCAAAAAGACTGCTAATGACCCGAACAGTCGCATCAACAAGAGCTTACGGAAGTGGAATTGCTGATGCCTGCTAAGTCTGAGAAACAACGTCGCTACATGGCGATGGCATATAACGACCCAGATATGGGTATACCTAAAGAGGTTGCAAAAAAGTTTATGAAGAAACCAGCACAAGGATACAAAAAAGGTGGTATGCCAGATTTAACAGGTGACGGCAAAATCACTCAGGCAGATGTCTTAAAAGGGCGTGGCGTGTTTAAAGCAGGCGGCAAAGTTGGTTACCATAAGATGCCAGATGGCACTATGATGAAAAATTCTGAGCACAAAGGTATGAAGCACGGCGGCAAAGTACGTGGATGTGGTAAAGCTACTCGCGGTGTACGTGCCGCCAAAATGGTTACTATGAAAGGAGCCTAAGATGGCTAGAAAAGGTATGAAATCTTCACTTCGCCCAAAGGCACGTCCTTCATCAAAGCTAGCTCCAAGAGCTTCTATGCGCCCAAAAGCTAGACCCATTGACGTTAGTCCTAAAGCTGAACGGGGCGACATAGAGCTTATGCTTAAAGAGCAGGAAGAGAAATCACGTCTAAGACCCACGCGAGATGGTAAAGCAATGACTACGAAGTCCTATTTGCAGCCCCGCGCTGACGGCACTGGGTTGACTACAGACCCCGAAAATATGAAATACGGCGGCAAAGTCAAAAAGATGCGCAATGGCGGCAAAGTACGTGGTGCAGGTATGGCTAAAAAAGGCGTGCGCCCTTGTAAGATGAGGTAATTATGAGACGTTACTACCGTAACTGTGGCTGTTCCTCGTGCAGCAAAGGTTATAAAAAGGGTGGTTCTGTGAAAGACGCATGTTATCATAAGGTCAAGTCACGATATAAAGTCTTTCCCTCTGCGTATGCTTCAGGAGCTATAGCATCTTGTCGCAAAAAAGGCGCAAAGAATTGGGGTAATAAAGGTAGTAAGTAATGGCAGTTCGCAAAACCGAAAAAGGTGCAGCATTAAAACGATGGTTCAAAGAGGACTGGAAGGATGTACGCACTGGCAAGGCTTGTGGACGTAAACAGGGGGAGAAGCGCGGCACACCATATTGTAGACCTACAAAACGTGTGTCTAGCAAAACTCCTAAAACAAGTGGTGAAATGAGTTCCGCCGAAAAACGGAGCAAAATTGCACAGAAGAAACGATTGGGTCAACCTGCGGGTAAACCACGGCGCGTGACTCCAACAAAACGAAAAAGGAAGGCGTAATGGAAGTTTTCCAAAATGGCAGGTTCTCTACGGGTGAACCAGTGTACCAAATAGGTATAAGAAATGCTGACGGTACATACGATATTAAAGTCTTTGACCTTATGACTAAAGGTGAAGCAGAAGCTAGACTGCTGTCTATGGGCGGAGTGCCTGCGGCCTCTAAACCAAAAACTAAAACGCCCACTGTTGCTAGAATTAAGGCTATGACTAAAAACGAACTAGAAGCTATGATGCGTTTAGAAGGCGTAGAGCTTGATAGACGCAAAGCCAAAAACACTCTTGTTGCACAAGTTATTACACACTTTAAGGGTAAGTAGTTATGGCTACATCGGGCACCACATCGTTTAACATGGACTTCACGGAAATTGCCGAAGAAGCGTGGGAGCGTGCTGGTAGCGAGATGCGTTCTGGTTATGACTTACGCACTGCGCGTAGGTCTATGAACTTGATGATGATTGAGTGGCAGAACCGTGGCATAAACATGTGGACGATAGACGAAGGGTCTGTCAGTCTCACATCTGGTACAGCCGAATATGACTTGCCCGCAGACACTATTGACTTGTTAGAACAAGTTATAAGGACAGGTTCTGGTAGTAACCAACAAGATTTGACTATTTCTCGTATTAGTGTTAGCACTTATGCATCAATCCCGAATAAGAACTCTACGGGAAGACCTATCCAAATTTGGATAGAGCGGTTACGGGATAATCCCAAATTTAACGTCTGGCCTGTGCCTGACAGCGATAGTTACACTTTGAGATACTGGCGCATGAGGCGCATAGAGGACGCAGGTGCAGGTGTTGAAACCGCAGATATGACCTTCCGTTTTCTACCGTGCTTAGTGGCTGGGTTAGCGTATCATATAGCTATGAAAGTACCTAATCTAGCGGAACGCGTGCAGTTGTTGAAACAAGACTATGAAGAGCAATTTGCGCTAGCTGCACAGGAGGACAGAGAGAAGACACCTGCTAGGTTCGTACCCCGCATAGGAAGGATTTAAAATGGCAACTAGGTTTGCTTCATCTCAAAATGCGCTGGGTGTATGTGATGTATGTGGGTTCACGTATAAGTTACGAGAGCTACGCACCACAATTGTAAAAGGCCGTGTAACGAACATAAAAGCATGTGAGGAGTGTTGGGACCCAGATCATCCACAACTACATCTTGGAGAGTTCCCTGTACATGACCCACAAGCTCTGCGTGACCCACGACCCGATAGTAACCAGTATGCTCAAAGCCGTGCACAGCTAATACCTGTAAGAAGTGCGGTAGACAGCGGAAGTAGCGTAGCAACCATGTTCGTAGGACGCGTAACAGTAGTAACAACGTAGGAGGCAAATATGTCTAATTGCGGAACTCGTAAAATGAAATCTGGGGGGAAAGTAAAAACCCCTAAGAAAAACACAAAGAAAAGCTCAAAAGGCGTTAAAATTCGTGGCACTGGCGCTGCGACTAAAGGTTTGTATGCACGGGGGCCAATGGCGTAAGGTATGAACTACACCGAGTTGAAAACTAATATAGAAGACATTTGTGAGAGTTCGTTCACAGATGCTCAACTCGCTATGTTCACGGAGCAGGCCGAACAGAAGATATACAACACAGTGCAAATTCCAGCACTGCGTAGAAATGTTACTGGGTCTTTGACTACTAATAATAAGTATCTTAGCGTTCCTACAGACTTCTTGTACACGTATTCGCTCGCGGTGGTGGATACTGGTGGCGCGTATCATTACCTAATAAATAAGGATGTGAACTTTATCAGAGAAGCGTACCCTACACCCACATCTGTAGGACTTCCCAAACACTATGCGTACTTTGACGATGATTCTTTCATATTAGGTCCAACGCCTGACAGTAATTATACTGCGGAGCTTCACTATGGGTATTACCCACCGTCAATCGTTACGGCAGGCACCACTTGGCTTGGGGATGAATTTGATTCTGCTCTACTCAACGGTGCGCTCATCGAAGCGATACGATTCTTGAAGGGCGAGCCGGACGTTATTCAAACCTACGAGAAAATGTACTTGCAATCCATTGCGTTGCTTAAAACGCTTGGTGATGGTAAATTACGTGAAGACGCCTATCGCTCGGGACAGTTCCGAGTGCCAGTAAGTTAAAGGAGACTAGATATGGCTATAACACAGGCGATGTGTACCAGTTTCAAGCAAGCGCTGCTTGATGGTGAAATGGACTTTAGTAGCGATACGGCGCAAACATTTAAGATTGCTCTGTATACGTCCAGCGCGACATTGAGTGCTGCTACCACAGCATATACCACGTCAAATGAGGTATCTGGCACTGGATATACAGCAGGCGGGAATACACTTACTATATCCACAAACCCAACAAATGGTGGGTCTGGCACTACTGTATACCTAAGTTTTTCCAACACTACATGGACATCATCTACAATCACTGCTCTGGTATTTCTCGAGCTGCTGGCTCATCTTTTTAATCGGCACAGAGTTCTTCCATTCAAAGGAATATGCATATGTGGCTGCAATACTCTTCATGGCTCACAGCACCCATGTAGAAAGTGTGGCCTGGTTGGCCAATCGCAAAGATGTCCTGTCTCTAACTTTGGGATTGTTCTCCATTTGGCGCTTTCTGAAGAAGGATTCCATGCTCATCATCATCACTCTGTTGTTGGCAGCATATTGGGCAAAAAACACCGCCATCGTATTTCCTCCCATCATCATGCTCCTGTCCATTATCCATCATCAAGAAAATCCCTGGAGCTGGACCTGGATCAAAAAAT